CCAGGCCTTGCGCAGTAATTGTGGGCGGCCCGATCGATACAGGCGCTGCGATACCCGGTACCGGAGCAACCCTCATTGCGACCAAACCATGCTCCTGAAGGTAAACAAGGTTGGTGATCAGATCGCCAGCCTCTACCCTGCGCTCCTGCCGGAAAGGAAGGTGATCCCAGGGTCCAGGATAGGCCTCCGCCATCTGCTCAAGCATTTCGCGCTGCAACGCCCTATCAAGAATCATGGCCACCCCCTCCTGGCACCGAAACCGGCGAACCAGCGTAGCACAGTCCACCTGCAACCGGTGCCCAGCGGACTACGTGACAAAAAATGGCTTTCAACTCCCTCTAATCAATTTTTAAGAGTGCTTTAAATGGCAAAAAATGGCGCATCCAAAACCCCAAAAACCATCAACGGCGCAACTGGAGAGGTCGAACCTCCCCCTCATAAAAAGCGCGATCGGACGAAGCTCGACACATCCGAGGACGTTCTGAACGAGATGCGAAGACTGTACCGAAGGGCAAAACTGGAAGGAAAGGACGTTGGATCGCTCGTCTGGATCCTGGGCGAGATTCGCAGGACGATGGAACTGACCACGCTGTCCGACCAGGTGGAAAAGCTCAAGGCCATGTACCTGCGTTACGGTGCTCCCGAACTAGCTGCACCGGGTCCAGCAATTCCAGCCGCTCAACCAATGACCAGCGGCTCAGTTCAACCAGAAAGCCCTGGCCAGTGAGTGCCTGTTTGGTTCGCCGAATTCTCTTGGCGAGGCAAAGAAAATCAGCCTCTTTGGTTCGCCGTCGAATTTTTGCTCTTTGGTTCGCCGCCGCCTATAGGGAAAAAACCCCGGCGAAGCAAAGCCGGGGTATTTTGTCCCTCTTTCCTACGCTTCGCTGGCGAAGCTATGGCGAAGCTTGGCGAAGCAAAAGGCTTCCAGCCCGTATAGCGCCGGGTGGCTCTATACACTCCCCCTTGACGTGTAATCTGAAAAGACTACAATACAACTACACACAGGAGGGCACGCCATGAAGGTCATCGGGTACATCCGCGTCAGCACCAAGGAACAGGCGGCCGAAGGTGTCAGCCTGGAGGCCCAGGAAGCCAAGCTCCGGGCCTGGGCTGCCCTCAACGACTGCGCAGACGTGCAGATCCACATCGATGCAGGTCTTAGCGGCACCCGGGCAGACAACCGGCCAGCCCTGCAGGAAGCCCTCAAGGCCTGCGGGAAAGGCGATGCCCTGGTGGTTTACTCCCTTTCACGCCTGGCGCGCAGCACACGAGACACCATCACCATAGCGGAGCGCCTGCAGAAGACCGGCGCTGACTTGGTGAGCCTGTCGGAAAAGATCGACACCACAACGGCGGCCGGAAAGATGGTATTTCGCATGCTGGCGGTCCTGTCCGAGTTCGAGCGCGATCAGGTGTCCGAGCGCACGAAAATGGTCCTGGCGCACAAGAAAAGCCAGCTGGAGCGGGTGGGCAGCGTTCCGTACGGATTCACCCTTGCCGCTGATGGCGTGGCGCTGATGCCAAACCCCGCTGAAAAGGCCGTGGTTGATCTGGTGAAGTCGATGAGGGCCACCGGCCAATCGTTCCGCGAAATCGCCTCCAGGCTCGCCATAGCAGGCCATGCGCCCCGTGGCCGGGCATGGTACCCCACCACAGTGAAAAACATCGCCGAGGCGTCCCAGTGAAGGCCACAGCGGCACAAGGCACCCAGGTGATGAGCATCCGGCTGCATCCGGCCGTGATCGAGCGCCTGGACGGTCTCCTGGAGCCTCTGCAAACCTCCAAGGCGTACCAGCTGCGCGGACTGGATTCCCGAATGGACGTCATCCGCCTGGCGCTGGAACTGGGAATCACGGCCCTTGAAAAGGAGGTCACGAAGAAGTGAGCCTGAAATCCGAAATCGCAGCCCTGACCAAGCTCATGACGCCCTTGGAGCTCCCGCTGCCGGAGTGGGCTCCCCTCCCCGGCCCGCAGACAATGGCTCTGCACAGCAAGGCGGACATCCTGTTTTTCGGCGGCGCTGCCGGCGGCGGCAAGTCCGACCTGTTGCTGGGCTCCGCGCTCACCCAGCACCTGCGCAGCATCGTCTTCCGGCGCGAATACCCTCAGTTGAAGAGTCTGGAAGACCGGGCTCGGGAGATCGTCGGGGATCGCGGCCAGTACAACGGCACGGACAAGATCTGGCGGCTTTCACGCGGGCGGCAACTGGAATTCGGCGCGGTCCAGAACCTGGGCGACGAGCAGCGTTACCAAGGGCGCGCGCATGACCTGAAGGGATTCGACGAAATCACCTCATTCCAGGAGGCGCAGTTTCGCTTCCTGGCGGGCTGGCTGCGCACCACGGTCCCCGGCCAGCGCTGCCGGATCATCTGCACGGGAAACCCGCCGATCTCGGCCGAAGGCGATTGGGTGATCCGCTTCTGGGCGCCCTGGCTTGACCCGCAGCACCCCAACCCGGCAGCACCGGGTGATCTGCGCTGGTTCACCACCGTCGACGGCGAAGACCGAGAGGTGGAGAGCGGCGAGCCCTTCATGCACAACGGCGAGCTGCTGGTGCCGAAGTCCCGGACCTTCATCCCCGCCCGGGTCGAGGACAACCCTTACCTGCTGGACTCCGGCTATCGGGCTACCCTGCAGTCGCTGCCCGAGCCGCTGCGCTCCAAGATGCTCTACGGCGATTTCAGCGCTGGGCGTGAAGACGATCCCTGGCAGGTGATTCCCACGGCATGGGTGACCCTTGCCCAGGAACGCTGGCGCCAACGTGGCCAGCCGGAAGTCCCCATGACGGCCTTGGGCGTGGACGTGGCCCGCGGCGGCAAGGATTCGACGGTCATCAGTCCCCGGCATGGGAACTGGTTCGGGGAGCAGAAGGTTTTCCCGGGAACCTCGACACCGGACGGCCCGAGCGTCGCAGGCCTGGTGGTGAGCGTCATGAGCGGCCAGCCGGCCATCAACGTGGACGTGATCGGGGTGGGCACCAGCGTGTACGACACGCTCAAGCAGCGCGGCCTCAAGGCGGTGGCCATGAATGGCTCCGAGCGGTCCGAGGCCACGGACAAGACCGGTCAGCTCACCTTCCGCAACAAGCGCGCCGAGTGGTGGTGGAAAATGCGCGAGGCTCTGGATCCGCACGACGGCGACGATCTGGCGCTACCTCCCGACCGGGGCCTGCTGGCGGATCTGTGCGCACCACGGTGGAAAGTCTCGGCCCAGGGCATACAGGTAGAGTCCAAGGAGGACATCATCAAGCGGATCGGCCGTAGTCCGGACAGGGGTGACTCGGCCGTGTACGCCTTGAACATCACCATTCCGCCGAAAGGGGCCAGGTTTATCCGACTGAACTGGATGGAGCGCTGAGCATGCTGGCGGACATCACGAACGGAACCCTCGAGGCCCTCGGTGGCCTGATGATCTTGAACCATTGCCGGGTGGCCTGGCGCGACAAGTCGGTGAAAGGCGTGAGCATCATCAGCGTGGTGTTTTTCACCGGCTGGGGCGTATGGAACCTGTACTACTACCCTCACCTGGGCCAGTGGGCGAGCTTCGCCGGCGGCGTGGTGATCATGCTGGCGAACCTGCTGTGGATCTGGCTGATGGTGAAGTACAGAAGGCGGTAGAACCTTCAGGCTGGCAAGGAGTGTAAGCTCTCTGATGTGGTACCGGTAGTAGTGATCAGCCTTGTCTGGCAGTTTGTTCGATAAGATTGAAATAAGCCTGCATGTCACTGGCGTTTTCCAGCGCGTAAATTTCGCCGACTGTTGATAGGAGGTCTATGCTTCGCGAAGCCCTATCAGAGCCACCACCGCTAACAACTATGTGACGCTTGGTATTGTCTCCAAAACTCTCTACCGCGGCTCGCATAACAAGACACTTTGCCTGCGCCTCAAAAGTTTTATTGCGCATGAGCTCATCAACCACGTCAAAATCGATGGTTTCTGTGATATTCATTACACTGTTTTTTAGGGCAAACTCTGCATACAGTCCATGTTTTGCAGAGATTGGGTATTGAGACACGATTTTGTGATCATTAATCGCCTCAGCAGTTTTCCCAAAAATATTCATACGCTCAAATTGCCTGCGCAATTGAGCTCTCAGGCGAGGCCGTGCTTTTTTGCGAACCAGTTCATGGCGGGAATCATGCCCGCGTGGAAGGACTGACTCTTCCATGATCGCCTGCATGTGTTGGTTAAATTCAGCCTCGCTGTCAAACACGAATGAGCCTTCAAATTCGTCAAGCTGTATTGCGCTTCTTGTTTTCGCAAGGAATTCGCGCGCATGTCCAATACTTGCGCATTCTGAAAACAGATTTGGCAAATTTGCGCTGATGGCGCTAAGGTCAGGGCTCGAAAACTCTGGGAAAACGGCCTGGATTTTCTGGGCTGATGGCAAGGCAATGATGTGCCACTGATCTCCGGCATAGGCAACAACACCAACGCAAAGCACATCAATGCGTTCCGGATCGGGGCGCATTGTCAGAAGGCTATAGTTTGCCGGATTGCTACTCATGGTAGATGTAATTCTGCCTCATTTATGCGCTGCTGTCTTTGAGGACCTGCCCACCAATTCATCAGATTGTCCCGCATCTGTTGATCAAGCCATTGTGGCGGCATTTCATCAAGTATGTTGCTCATCCAGTCTGACGGCATCGCGGCCATTACTTGAAGCAGGCTCAGCGGTTTTTGATAAGAGTGATGAACGCTCCAGGCCCTAAAACCTGACATGGTGTTACACGCTGCCGGCAATGGCAAACTCGGCATTGGCCATCCTTGGTACAACATCGCACGGCTAAAATCTATGACACGAACTACTATGTCGCCCGCCAGATCCAGATAAAGATAGTTTCCGAGGTGACGATCATCGTTGTGAGCAAACCAGTCAACTGCCATCGTATCTGAAAAAACTTGTGGGTTGCTTACATTGTGAATAACTGCAGAAA